CCAGCGGCATCTTCGATTGTCATGTTGTCTTTACCAATATACTTATTGATAAAATTATTTAAATCGCTTTGTGTTTCTTTTACTTGATTAACATCTTTAACATTAAACCTAAACTTTTTATCTCCAACGCTATAATCAAAACCTTTGAATTTATCGTTAAAAACATTATTAGTTTTATTTAAAAATGTAGTTTTAGTAGCTTCAGATAATTTCTTCTGCTGTTCATTCTCTTTGTTGTATCTATTAAAGAAATCAACAGCTTTTTGTTGTTCTTGAGTCAACTTCGACCCAGCTTTAATTTCTTCATAGTATTTAGACTTTTGCCCGTCTAAATAGGCTTTAGCCTCGGCAACTTGCTCTTTAAGGGCTATTTTCTTTTTACGAATATCTCTAGCGTCGTCAACCTCATCGTCGTATCCAAAAGTCTCTTCTAATAAAAAGCTTCTTTCTTCTGCTGTTAAATGAGATTTTGTTGCGCGAAAATACTCGTCTAATATATCAGAGTCGTCCATTTTAGAAACGTCTCTATTTAAATCAACGTAGTCACTTATGTCACCACCAGTTTCATCCATAAAGTCAATTAACTTTTGAATATTTTCTGGCAATGGTTTTCCAGTGGCTTCAGCTTCAGCTATTGCATCAACTACTTCTTCCTCTACTTTAGCAACTTCTTGATCTTCACTTTGATCTTCAGTAACCTCTTGTAATATCGGCTGCTCTTGCTCTTCTTCTTTTTCCTCACTGACTACGTCCTCCTTTTTTTCTTCAGCGGGTTGTTGCTCAACCTCTTCGCTTTTAGGTTCAGGAGTTTTATCTAAATTAACTTTAATAATATCTGGGTTATCAGCACTATCAAACATGGATTCATCGTTAACTTCCTCAACGACTTCTTCCACTTGTTGTTCATTTTGTTCGTCGGTAACTTCTTCAAGTACCTCTTTGTTTTCTTCTGTCATAATAAAATTTTATAAAATATTAAAAATTAGAAGACTACAGATTTAATCCTGCGTCCCCTGTAACTATATCATTACCTGATGATTCAAACTTTTTAAGTGAATCACCCTCAGTTCTTTGATTTATCATTTCTTTTTGGTGTCCAGCTTGTCTATCAACTCTTTGGTCTTTTCTATCTTCTCTTATACCTTCTAGTTTTCCAGCTATTTCTCTTTCTTCTTTTTTTATGCCAGAATTAAGTTCAAACTCTAACATCATTAATTCTTTTTTAGATTGCACCTCTTGTCTTAAGTACTCCATCTTTAAGCCGTTCTTAACAGACTCTAATTCAGCGTTTGAAACATTTTGTGCTTGAGTTTTTTGTATCTCAGCTTGAGCAGCAACTTCTTGCGCCTGAGCATTAGCTTTTGATTGAGCCTCTATATTTTGTTGAGCAATAGCTTGATCTCTTTCTTGTTTTTGTCTTCTTTTAATTTTCAACATTTGATTAGCTAACTTAACGTTTCTAATACCTCTTAGATCAATAGCGTCATCAAGCTCTATTAATTTTTGACCAAGTGCTACTTGTATGTTGTTTTCTAATAATGCTTTTTCTTCTTCATCTGGCATTAATTCTATGAATATTCCAAAATCATAAAGATGTAAGTTTTTCATTTCTTCCAATGTGGCAACATTATGTGCGCCTAGTGCTTGCACAAAAGCATCTCTTGTTGGAGAGTATTCTATTATATCAGATATTCTAAGAGATAAACATTCTGCTGTTTCAGCTGTTAAAAACAACATTGATTGAAGTATATGCCTAGTTGCTGTGTTTGAATTAGCGGCTGCTAGTTTTTGAACACCAACTAATGCATTTTTGTCTGGCATACTACCATCTCTAGCTTCATTAAGACCGGTTACATCTCTTATCATTTGAAGATAGTAGTTATAGGTTTGTATTAAGCTTTGAAGCTTACCACTATTAACACCATTGCTTATTTGTTGTATTGGAACTTTACCAGGATTTTGATCTCCTTCAGAAGTAAAACTTCTACCAATAACAGAACCTGTTTGGAAGAACATGTTTAAAGCTTCTTGTGGATTATAGTTTGTACCATTACCAAGATCTATTTCAGCTAAACCATCGGCATCCATATATACTCCATCTGGAACCATGCGAGCCATTACTTGTTGTATCTTTAAATGGGTTAATTGAATCATGTCAGCAAAGCCTGTTATCCTACTAACTAAAGACTCTATTTTACCATTGTATAATCTAGGTGCAACTATTTGATAATTCATTTTAACTCTATTAAAATCAGAATCAGATCTCATCATGTTTTCAGCCATGTTCCATTTTAACACCTTGTCAGCTCCCAATACATAAACACCTTCATATAGAGTTTCAACAACTCTTTCTAGTTTTTGAAAATTACCTTCCATATCTTGAGGTGGATTAAATTGATCATCTTTTTCAATTACCTTTTCAGCGCCAGTACCTAGCGTTTTTAATTTATAGACATCATTCATATGAGTCTTATAATTAAAGTATAAAACGTGTACCAAGTTTTTATCTCTAAGGGATTTATAATTTATAGGATCAGCAGAAGTGCTTGTTATATCTTTTATTTCTTGTTCAGATAGATGTGGAAACTGTTTAACTAGTTCATTGATTGGTATTTCTTTTACTTCACCAACGTAGTATATGTCGTCAAAATAAGGTGAATCAGTAAATGAGTAAACTACATCCGCTGGATCAACGTATTCAACTTTAGCTCCGTCGCTATAGTTAAATGTAGTTTTAGTAACACCAATGCCTATTGTTGTTAAATCATACAAACATCTTCTTCTTACTAAATCATAATTACTATTTTCAAGTAAAACATTTAATGCTTGTTCTTCAGCTAGCTCAACTGCTTGCTTGTAATCAAGCTGCATATGTAAAGCTAATTCATCTTCATTTTGCGGAAGAGTTTGTGGATCGTTTTCGTATAGATTTATGTTGAAATTAGCTTTAGCTAATTCATTGTATTCTTTTGCTCTCATGTCACGAAGTATAGACTCCATGTACTCAGTTCTTTTGTTAACGCCATTAGCGTCTTGTGAGAAACAGTTTATTTCGTAATTTCTCTGCGACATACCGTTAACAACTATATCAACAAATTTTGATACTATTGGAACCGGTTTCCAATCTAAGTTTAAATAAGACAAGTCACCGTTAATTGATAGCTCATTTTTATACTTATCTATTGGCTGTTCGCCTCTAGCATATAACCTTAGTTGATGGTAGTTATTTAGATTACTACTAAACTTAGATATATTATCACTAAATCTAGCTGTACTTCTAGAGAACCACTCATTTTTTATAGCTCTAGCAACTTTTAATCCATATTCTTCAGATAATTTTTCTAAATCGCTAACCGCTTGTGATGGAAAATGTGTATTCGTATATGCCATTTTATTGTTTTATTATTCTTGATTGAAATCCTTTGTTATTATACTTGGATATGCTTAAGTTTAATTGCTTTTTTTTTGCATCTGGGTTTGGTCTATATAGGTTTCTATTACAAGCCATAATAGCTAAACCAGAACTTATTGCCGCATCATGTTTGGTTCTTTTGTTTATATTAAACTTGGACCAATCATTTAACGTTTCATTAAAATACATGCTGCCATAAGTGCTATCGTCTATCATACCAACATGATCATTAATGTACATTTCAATTGCCGCGGCATGAGCTTGTTTTATGTCTTCACTTGAATTAGGCATACCACCTATTTCTTTTTCTGTTATTGAAAGCTTGTTCCAAGTCTTATCAGGTCTATTCATACTAAAACCCCTGTAACCTCTTCTTCTTAAATAGTACAATAACCTAGGTTTATTGTTCTCTGCTAGTATTGGCATACCATAAAAAACTAAAGACATTAGTACGTCTTCAAAAAATATTTCAGCTGTTTGAGGTCTGGCTATATACTCTAGAAAAAAAGTATTTGCCGGTGCACTTTCCATTGAAAACTTAGTTAACCCATGCAATGCTCCTTTAGAACCCTTATTGTCAACTGTTCCTGATATGTCGTAAGAGTCACAGCCAAAAGCGCCAACGTGTTCGTTACCTGGGTGTTTTTGACCATTTTTGGTAATTACATTATTTTGTAGTTTAATATCTGGAACCCAACTTACCTTGAACCTACCATTAGGATCTGGATTATAAACAACCTTAGTATCCTTAACTCCACCTATCCATTGAAAATTACCAGTTGTTAGCACTGATGAGTTTCTATTTCCTTCATTATAATCTATTTGTTCGTATATTTTAACAAGGTTGAATAAACTATTTTTTGTTTCATCTCTAAAAGCATGTTCTTCTGTTCTTGGAAATTGACGATAAAATTCATTTAAAGCATCTTGATCATCTTTTAATCCATCAGCTTCGTTTTCCCAGTGATCTATTACACCTTGATCAATCTCTAGTCCGTGTGGATCAAATGCTTGTTGCTTAGGATTATCGAACACAGGTCGTCCGAATTCATCAATGAATCCTTCGTAATTCCATTCCATAGGAATAAACAAAGAATATAGTCCCGACTTAGTTTGTCCATTTCTATTCCGCTTAGTAACGTTTGAATTAGCATATAAATTTTTAAAATTATCACCTCCTTTATCTAACGCGTTAGACGTACTTCCCATCATACACTTACCAACTATTCTACTACCTAATCGTAAACAAGTTTTTGTAACTCTCCAGTTATTTTTTATATTATCAGGTCTCTCCCACTTACCACTCTCATCGTGAACTAATAAAGAAAGCTTCTCACCATCATAACTATTATCCCCTGTATTTTTCCAATCAATAGTTGTGTCCAATCCCTCCATGTCATCTATCTCCTCTTGTTCCCTCATTTTTTTTCGAGTAAACTTTTTGGCTGGTACTCTATATGCTAGTTCAGATTTTGGACGATCCATACCATCTTGTATTGGTTTGAAAAAGAATGGATAGTTTAAGCTAATTGGTACAACTTTATCAGTAAACATTTTTTTTGCATCACCACCTGTTTTAGACAGTATACCAAATCTGCTGTCACCAGCAAGTGTTGCTAGATTAACTGTTTCAGCGGAACTCATAAAAGAAAAACCAGATCGTCTATTTTTTAAATAACACATACCGTAGCTTCTCTTGTCTGCCTTGCATGCTTCCCAGAATATAAAGAATAATCTATTTGCTTCTCTAAAATCAGGAGCCCCAACGTCAATCTTGCTCCACTGTAAGTACATGTAGTGTGTACCTGTTATATACGTTGGTTTACCATTATTCATAAACCAAAAGCCTTCTTCTCTTCTTTTAAACTCCTCGTCTATATAGCCGTAATGTTTTTCTTTAAAATCATCAGGATATACTTGCCAGTCAAATACTGTTTTTATTTTTTTAAAATCAGGGTTTGAAGAAAACTGTTTCCATTTTTGCTCTGACTTAACTTTGCTATAAGAATATATTTCTTTGGGTTGTTTTGGTAAAGCTATTCTTAAGTCTTGTATTTCTATGATATCACCTATCATACCAGTTTTAGATACAACTATAACATCGTTTTCTTTATTGTATCCATACTCCCATTTTTTAGACTTATTTAGTCTTTTT